GGTTTTTGAACAGATTCTATATAAAGATCCAATCCCCGATTCCATTTTTGATTTTGATCTTCACCATCATCAATTACGTTTTGATCTTTCATCCAAAAAATAACTCCAGGTTTACAGTCTTCTCAACATTCCAACCAATAGAATCCAATATAACCTTAACAGGTTCTAAGAAAGCTTTTTCAAATTGTAAGTCATAATCTATGTATCTGTCAAGTCCCAATTCCTTAGGGAAATCTGAAATAAAAGAAATCACATTCTCCCTGATAGGATTTGCCTTCTTCAAGTAGCAGAACTTTATCTTCTCACCATTATTAATCAAAGAATATTTATTATCCAATTTCCTCTCTTTTATATAATGATTAAACAAAAGTGCTCCCCTCGAATGAATAGGAGTTCCTTTAGCATAGATGGTTGAATGAGCCTTATATTTGTTTACATTAGATACTGTTCTAGGAAAAGCAATATCCTCTGGAGGAAGTTTCATGAACTGAGATCTACTGTTATCAATAAACTCGATCACCTCATCTTCAGTACCATTCATCATCAACTTCAGAGCATCCTTAATCATTGTCCTACAAGGAGCAGGTGTAGAGGATTTAACTGCCTCAATACCCATAATCTTTAACTTAGGTTCTTCATACCTAACCCCCTCACTATCCCACACATTAAGAATATATCTCTTCTTTGCTGTCCAGATGCCACGATCAGCGATGTTCTCTCGCTTCATCTGCATCTTTTGATCATAAGCATTTACATAAGACGCCAGTTCCTCATAGGATTTCTCAATAAAGGGTTCCAGTTTGTCTTGACAAATTTGGTCGAGTATTGTAACCACTTTAGCCTTATCATCAACCTTATGACTAAAAAATTGATCAACAATAGGTCCGAAATTGATGTATATTGAATCAGTATCTGATGCCACCACATAGTCTACTTCATCCGTTTTCAACAATTTATTTAGATATCCATTAACCTTATTCTCAATCCATCTGATGGAAACCTGACCCGAAAGGGTAATTGCTTCAGCATTTGCTAACTTATAATACCTGAAATACTGGTTGCCGACGGCTCCGTAAGCAGAATTAAGCGCGATCTTCTTCGCCATCTGGAAGTTATTATACTTCGTAATGTCCTTGATAGTTTGCTCATGTAACCTCTTTAATTGAACATCTGATAATTTAGCATAAGGATTATCTTTTGATGCTACAATCTCCTGTTCTGGCCCTTCTTCTGATCCACCGATTAAATATCCCATTATAAACCCCTCCTCTTAATCTCTTCCTCAATATCTACAAGATGCTGTTTAGATTCTAACATCTTCTCCTTATAGATCTTTCTATCCTCATACATCACATCCATCAACTCTGGAAGGAATCCCCTCTTGTCCTTTCTGTACATAGCCCCATTAGGGCACACTGCATACTCTGTCTTATCAGAGAAATCTATTTCCTTATTCAAGACTTTCTCCACGGTTGCTTTGGGATGTCTTTCATCAATCAAAGTCTCAGGACTAATATTATACTGCATCATTAAGTGGGGATACAGACTATTAAGGTCAAATGATGCAACCCAATCATACACACCAGGTTTGGGTTCTTTTACATAAGCACCTGCATATTTTTCATTCTTCTCACTCCTATCCTTAGGAGGAATAACTATATGTCTCTTCTTTAGATAATTATAGATGATAGTATCCCACATTCTTACTTGGAACAACACATCAATATAATTAACCTTAGCACTGTATGCCATAGTCAATGCCAACTCAATCAGTTTCATCTTGTCTTCCAAACGGTCAACAAGTTCCACGTCAATAATGTTGTAATCTACAAACTTCTTCCAATTCCCAGTATAAAAATCCTTAAAGGTATCAAATTCGGAGTGGTCTAATTTCTTCTGACCCAATTCTACTTGAGCAATATAATCCAATCGATATGACTCTTGTGCCTTATAAGTAAACTTCTTATATAGATCTAAGTAATCCAGAGAAGATACTCCAGCTATATCAAAAACAATATATTTCCTTCCAGAGACATATATATCCTCATTAGTAACCAATCTCCAAGGGGATAACATCTTGAGTTTCTCAAGACCCATTATCCTAGTAATCCTCCCACACATATAGGGAAAGTCATATAACCTGGTATTCCACCCAGTGACAACTTCAGGGGGGTTCTGAGACCAGTAGTGGAGGAATGAGTTGAGCATATCAACCTCCTCATCGAAGTAGTGATAGGTCACATTCTTCTGAGTTGGAGTATAGGGTTTCCTTCCCCAAGTATTAATCTCTTTAGTAGCATAATCTTGTATAGAGATAGTCAACATCTCTTCTGCACAAGATTCTGGATCTGGGAAACCATTCTCAGATTTCACCTCAATATCTATTGTTATTAAGTTGATCTTCTTGATATCAAACTTAATTTCATCTTCAGGATATTTGTCTGAAATATATTGAAAGACGTATCTATCATTCCCATAGATATCAAATCCCTCAACATTCTGATACTTTTTATAAAATTCTCTACAATCTCTCACCAACCCTGGTTTAATGGGTTCTACATTATCACCATCTAAAGTCTTCCACTTAGACTCCCTTTTGGATTTTACATAAAGAGTGGGAGAATACTCTTCTTTAAATCTTACACTCTTTCCATCCTCATATCCTCGGACAAGGAAGTTGTTTCCAACCATCTGGATATTTGTGTAAAAATTCATTCCTTCTCTAATAGTTCTTCATATTTCTTCTTCAGTTTACTATTAGGTTCCACAATAGTCAAGATTTTGTCAGAACTCAACATAAAAGAATTCTGATTAGTAAATCCTACAAGCCAAGGAGCTAAAGTTATTACACCATCTTGCAATGTAATCTTATCTTCCGACGTCTTTACCAGAAAAGGTTCAGTTAATTTACAGTCAGGTTCACCCAACTCCGACTGAACTTCCTCCACCTGACTCAGAATCTTCTGCCCGTTCAGTAGAACTAGCAGCCTCAGATTTTCGATCTTCATAATTCTTCAATCCTCTTTGATACATTTCCATCAATTCATCGATGGGATCTACAATACTAATAACCCAATCAATAACCACCGGGATCTTTTCATCCTTAGCTAAAGGCATCCACGGAGTAAGTCTAATCCTAAAAGGAATATCTCCTCCAACATCACCTTTGGGCTCTTGTCCGAAAAGTTGAACTACACAAGGTTGTTTAAAAAAATAACCAACTGTCTTCTCAATCCCCTCAGAATCCTTAATTACCATTTCCTGGATATCAGCTATAATATCTTCACCAGATTTTAATACCGCAACCTTTATAGTCATTTTACAATTAATCCTCGTAACATTATACCATACAAGAAGAGGGTCGTAAAGACCCCCGTCTGAAACCGGTTTCAGACTCTTGGGTGGACCCCGAGTCTGATTCATTATTTAGAGCCAATCCTTCCTAGCATGATGCTCAGGAATAATTTTTCCTAATTCAACAACAAGCAGTCCGTTTTCAAAATTGGCTGATTTAATCTCGACATCATCTGAGAGCGACCATGCTCTCTCGAAAGATCGTTGAGCCAATCCCTTATGGACGTAGTTCGCGTCATCTTTCTCATCCTTTTGTCCTGTGACAAAAAGTTTTCCATACTCGGTGTAGACATTTACCTCTTCCTTTGTAAATCCAGCTAGTGCAATTTCTAATCTAGATTCTACATTATTCACATGAACAAGATTATAAGGCGGATAATTAGAGGGCGTCTGTAGATCGAAGAACTTATTAAAATAATCGTCCAATCCAATACTGTTTCGCGAAATCCTTTCCATTAATTCTGGAAGGTCCGCAGATCGATAGCGGGTTAGGTTTCCCATGATTTTAGCTCCTTTAAAAGCGAGTTTGTTATGTGTGGACCCTTGCGGCGTCCATAACTAATTATACAAGATCGCTTAAAAAATGAAAGGGGGATAACCCTACTATTCTATTGTGTTTCCTCTACTTTTCCTTTTTTACCTATGTTATACTTTTGTTCTAAAGTCCATTCGCTCTTATCTTTATACGGAAGAACTTTAATTTGGTTTAATGGAGCAATATCTTGAATGAGCTCTTCATATACCACAGATATTAAACCCCAATCAGCAAGAAGACGAGTAATACGATTTCTTCTTTGGACATCATTCATTGTAAGATTTGCGTACTTACCGTCTAACGCAAATAATTCTTTAAAATGAACTATGTAATACTTTCCTTGCTTATGTAGAATATGACAAGACTGATAAAGTTTCCTTTCCTTACGAGATGCTACTCCAATCCTTGTAAGTGTTTCTCTGACTTTTAGAAAATCATCAGGTTCGTTTAGTTTTACCTCTATCATTTGATCTTGAGACCAACTGACCTGAGGTTCGACAGTGCGAGTAATCATTTTTTACCACCAATATCAAGTTTTTGTTTGATAAATTCAATTTGTTCATTAGATAAAATTTTCATTGCTTGAGCAGCATTCTCATTATTATATCCATAATAACGTTTTACATACTCTAAATCTGTCACTTTATCTTTTCGGATCCAGGGAGAAAATCTCTTCTTTTTCCTAATAGTATTTAGATAAAATGTATATTGCATATCTTTATCTAGAAAATGATACTTATTCATCTCATTCGCAAACATGATACAGTCCAGATATCCAGACAAACATCTATTAATAATATAAGGAGCATACTCTCTTATATCATCGGACAAATCTTCCTTATTAAAATTAATAGAATTTAACCAATCTTTTAGTTCCAATGTCTTATAACCCCCGCCACAATAAATCCGTTAGTAGCCAAATAAGTAAGGAATATAAAACTCCTAACAAGAACGACAGTATTATCATATCTTTTGGTTTTGACGTCATCAAAACTACCAAGACTATACTTCCAAATTCTCCACAATTTTTTCATAATACATGATAGGGGTCAATGTCCGAAGCCAACTCATCTACATCTCTTCTCAGATTACTAAATCTCTCCTCCTTGGCCAATTCCTGTTCACCCTTAGTGGTATAATGTAACACAATTGGATTAAAAAACTCCTTATGTTTCTGTTCTTTATATCCCATCGTCACATCCTGAATAGCAAATAAACCTCCTATCACTTCAATACGACTCAAAATAACCCACACGGCATACTGATCAACTATCCTTGGATTTGGAATGGGCATCAAAATTTCACTCTTCTTAAAGAGTTCCATCAAGTCCGTCAACTCATCCAATTTATCAATTATATACTTATGAAAATTATTATTCAATAATACTACACCAAGACAATACTTATATACTTCCGATCTGCCACCCAAATCAAAAATTGCCTCATCAACCTTATCTAACTGTTCTCTTATCTTCAGACCCCCACCTGTATTTGGATCAAACCTAAATCCAAACTCTTCTCTACCATATACATCTAGATGACAATAGGTATCAAACAAATACTGAACATCACAATAAAAAATAGTATCAGAATCCAGATACAAAATATTATAATTCTTTCCTTTAAAATGCTTAAGATTATACCATCTATGAATTGACCATGCACTCAGCATGTGATGATCAAATCCCTTAACAAATGGTCTTATTAATACGGAATACTTAGACTTAAAATGATTGGGAACAAGATTGGGCTTATCACAAAAAAGATAAACAGATATTTCATTATTAAACTCCCTCAATGAAGAGATACTATGAGTAAGACGTTTAAACTCATGTTCATTAATATGATCATGTTCACTCATCTTATAAGAATAAAAGACTATATTAGAAGCCTTTTGATTACTTCTCCACCGAAGTTTGTCTAGTTTTTCACGTTGATTCATAATCTAAATTTTCCAAATTAGCAAGGTAAAGCTTGGCATAACATTTAGCCATTAATTTAGCGTCTTCTCCTGTAAGACCATCCACCAATCTACATACTTTTTCATACTCAAAAGTTCTCTCTAATGTATTAAGCTCTATCCGAGCAAGAGGATCAGCCTCCATCTACCTGACATCCAACCATTGCTCCACTTGCAACACCTAATGGTATTACCCACCATCGCCCATCACCTCGCGAAATAGTAGCACCAATTCCACCACCCAAAAGACCACCTATCAAAGTACCTTCAACACATGAATTATCATCCACTTCCTCATATATGGTCACATGTCTACGATAAGAGGGACTCTCTGAATTATGTGAATATGAACCTGATCTAACAAATCCATATTTACCCACATATTGACCCTTTCTATTATACCCAAGTGATTTGCCTTCCCAATCATCCCTAGGTTGTAGTTTGGTTTCATCACACGAAACTTCAACAGTATCCTTCGATGAGTTCACATATCCTGGTCTATCTTCTGTTCCTGGTATATACTCGTCAATATACTCGGTCTTAAAGCAAGTACGCTCATGAGAATATCCAGATTGAAAATCATAGTTCTCTGCCAATGCCGCTGTGGGAGTAAAAGCAAGGATCAAGGCTAGAATTTTTTTCATGGGTAACCTCCATAAGGGTCTATTATAATGGAACTTCAAGAGATCCTTACACATATTTAACAAAACATTACACTACCTATGTGGTTTCATTTGGTGATTCCTCATCTTCCGAATTTTCACTAACTCCATCCAACATACGCAATGATGTTTCAACCTTTTCAGTAATTGAAGCATGTCTACGCATGTCTCCACCCATAAACATCTTATCCTTTGTCATATCCATACAAAGT